CAGGCTCGTCTGTGATTGTCACATCTTGACCTTTTGATGTTTTACCTTTTGCAGAAACAACACCAAACACATTTCTATAACAAGTAACTTTATCTTGCTCTATTTTAGAAGCAGGGTCTAAGTCATCTCTTTGTGCTTTAGGTACACTTCCACATGCATCAGTACCATTTGTATCAGGCTTTGCGTCTGACCAACTTGTAAACATAACAGATTTATAATTGTTATCTTCATTCTCTTCATCATACTTATTGTATTGAAAAGTATTTAAGAAAGGTCTAAAAGAAACTTTCTCTGCAAAGACAAGACCATGTTGCTGACTATCTATTTTATATAGCCCTCGTTTTATAAGATTGCCTTCGCTATCTTCGGTATCGTAATTGATAGACAATCTAGATAGGGAAGAGCCACCTGACTCTATATCCTGACCTATCATCGCCATCAATTTATCGTTGGACATATTATCTATATCCGATATTAGTTCATTTGACATATAATGCCTCCTATTTGTTGGTTTATTATATCATATAACTGTGGATAAGTCAAGCCAATTTCTACCTTTTTTTATTTCAAAATCTAGCGGAACATTTAACTCACAATCATATCTCTGTAGTAAAGAATCTTTTACATTAGTAAAAGCGGTCTTTATAATACTAATCACATGATGTATTTCATCAGGATGAGCATCTAATATTACAGAGTCATGCACAGTGTTAATCAATAAACTTTTCATATTTCTTTTTTTCAGTAACTCCCAAACATTATAACATGCTATGGGAACAATATCAGCAGTGGCAAATCCTTGAACAGGATAGTTTTTAACCAGGGTAGAATGACTATAGTAGTATTCATTTTTAGTTCTACTCCAACCTCTTTTTATATCCGGAAAATAATATTCTCTACCGCTAGGTAGCTTTACTATTTTACTCTTAAAGGCTCTCTCTTGTAAATGCCTGTGCCAATCTGCAATCTGTTTATACTTCTTTAAAAATGTTTCATAGTATTCCCTTTCTTTTTTCTTGCCCATCATCCCACCATACAAAGGTTTAAATGTATGGGCTTTTGCGTTTTGTCTATCGCAACCTATGATGTCTGCAGTAATTTGATGAACATCAACACCATTCTGTATATCACTCATTGCTTGTTTATCTTGTGATAGAAAAGCTGCGACTCTAAATTCTAATTGTGCGAAATCAACTTCTATTATCTCACCATTCTCAAACCTAGATTGAATAGCTTTCTTGATAGGAAACTTATCACCTCTTGGCATATTTTGGAAGTTAGGTTTAGAACTAGATAGTCTACCTGTCATGGTTACATGCTGATTAAAAGAGGGGTGCAATAGAAAATCATGATTTGTATTATCTCTTATACCCGTTATAAAAGTATTAAGATAAGTTTCTATAGCACCATACCTAACAATACTATCGACAAATTCTTTTAATGTACCTTCTGCATACACACTTATTCTGCTCAATGTTTCTTTATCTGTTTTAAAACCGCCTTGTGCGACATCTTGAACACTGTTCGCCTTCCAATTAAAACCNGCCCTAGCTTCTGTGTCTGTATAAATAACCCCTTCCTTCTTACATTTTGGACAGATGTTTAACATCTTAGAAGGGTTTCCGTCTTTGTTTGTTTTTCTTATGTACCCAACCCCTTTACAGGTGTTACATTGTGTCGCAATAGTTTTAAAGACAGGGTCTGTATATTTTTGAACTATGCCTTGGAATTGTTTATCAGTCATCATTGGTCTTTTTTTAGGCTTATTAGTTCTCTTATCAATACCTATGTTAAACATACTAGACCAAAGACTTTTATCTTGAACTTGTTTAGAATAAATAACTTTAGATAAGTCCTCTGTGGATGACAGATTAATTTTTGTATCACCCATAACTTGAAATATTATCTTATCAATTTTATTTTTTAACTTATAGTATTCTTGTGTTAGTTCTTTTTCTACGGCCTGTAAATCCTCTGTATTAATATAGTTACCATTACATTCCATGTTTATTAATACTTGTAGAAAATCATTCATTAAATCTCTAGTAGGTATTAAACCTTTGTTTGCAGGTAAGTTATAAAATCTTACTTGTGTAAGATATAGTTCTTTTGTAATTTTAACATCTTGTCTGCCATAAGATTCTAAATGTTCTAAAGGTATTTCATCAACACCATATCCGTCTTCCATGTAGGTAGCTAGGATATCTGATTTTAAACTAATGTTATGTCTTCTGCAACATTCTTTTAGAGATAATGATTTATCTTTATTACCTCTCATGATAATATATTCTGCTAACATCGTATCATATAGTTTACCATTGTATGTAAAACCAAACTCATACATCCAAGACATATCGAATTTTAGATTGTGTCCAATTACTAGTGTAGATTCATCTAATATTTTTTGAACCTTATCTTTATTTTCTTTTATCTTTTCTACATCATTAACATCCTTNTGATAGAAAAAATAATACTCATCATTAATNCCTATNCTAACTAATCTATTCTCAGGATTGAAAGGTGACGGGTCACCCTCTTTACTTACTGTTGTTTCTATATCTAATGTTGTTATCACTTATTCCCCTTTCTATGTAAATGAAGTGAACTGTGACAATGTGGGAATCAACTGTACTTGAAACTCACTATGGTCACCTGTTAATTTATTCTTTGAAATTGTTACTTGTCTAACACAAGCTTGGGTAGGGTCTTCCCCACCTTCGTCTAATTTTCCTATGCCTACAATTACATCTGCTTCAGCAGCCTTGCCTGTCTTAGAATTAGCCATGACATTAAAACTTAATCGCTCTCTACCATGTGCTTCTGCTGAAGCTTGAGATAAACCTATTACAAATACATCGTGTCTTTTGGCAATCTCTCTAGCCTGTCGATATACTTCACCTAACTTCTCATGTGATGAATTATATTTACCTGTCACATTAACTTTGTCTAATTGGTCTATAATTAAAATATCGACATCGTGTTCTTTACAATATGTATTTAGGTCTTCCATATTCATGTCAACACTATCGTGAGTATAGATATATGATTCTATCTCTTTCCATTTATCTTTAGCTAATTGTCTGCTACCATTTAATATCTGCCTTTTGGTTAGATTACTACATGCATTTAACATTCTCATTTGTGTTCGGATAGCAGGTTCTTCGTTGCAAAATATGTGAACATTCTTTTTTTGCCATGCGAATCCTCCCTCGTTTGCTACCATGCTAACCCAAAAGGCAGTTTTGCCACTCTCAGGTCTAGCAAAGACAATCATAAAATTACCTTTACCAATACCTTCTGTAGCATTTTGTAGTGCATGTATATTAAACTTGTATTCTCTTTGTTGATTGACTGCTTCTATAATTTCATCAACATCTCTAGTGACAGAAGTATCATCAACTGTATCAAAATATTCTTCATCAATAGTTTCTAAAAATCTCTGTATCTCTTTAAAACTGTGCTGACTAGGATTATTACCTATGGCTATACAAAGCTTAGACATCTCATCAGCCTTTGATGATTTGTACATACTCTTAATAGCATTTTCTACAACACCGTCATTCATATCTTGAATCTGTTGTATTCTACTGATAAGATTTTTTATATTCTTTTGTGCTTGAAAACTTTGATTGGCGAAGTAAGTTTCAAAATAACTTATTCTTAAATCATCTATGCTTATAGATTCAATCCCAGGATTGTCTTCGTATATTTTACAGATAGCTTTGTAAATATCGTTGCCACCATTTGTAAAGAAAGAATCTGATACAATCTTTTTTACTCTATCAAATACTTTTCTTTTTAATATTATTTTTAAAACATATAGTTTTAAATTACCGTCTTCCATGTTACCCTTTCTATCTTACACATGTAAGATTTAATACTTTAACTCCAATAATCTTGCTTCCATTTCACACTTCTTCACTTCTAATTTAGTTAGATTATCTGTATCACAATTTACTTTTGTGTTTTGTATTGGCTCTAACTCTTCTATAATAATTTTATCTGTAGGCTTTTCTCTATCAATAGATAATGAACAAGAA